GACGATGCGTTTGTAGCTAAAGCGTATAAGTTACTTGAGCAGTTTGCATTCTTAGGTGGAAAAGCCAAGCAATAACCCCCGCGTTAAAAGGACAATAACTATGGCGTTTGTCGCCCTTGATCTCCCTGCTGGCATTTACAACCACGGGACAGAGTTAGACTCGTCTGGACGTTGGATCGACGGTAATTTTATCCGGTGGCAAAATGGGTCAGCTAGGCCCATTGGCGGCTGGACAACACGCAAAGCATCTGCAACAGCAGCAGCCCCAAGAGGCATGGTCGCATGGGTCGATCACAGTAATGAAGCGCACGTTGCGGTGGGTACATATAACAAGCTTTATGCTTTAAACCAGGGGTCAGTAGTCCAGGACATTACGCCGTCTAACTTAACTTCCGGTAGTGCCACTGCCAGCGTCAATTATGGCTTTGGCGGCAAGACCTACGGCAACAGCGCCTATGGAACAACTAGGGATGGTGCTATTGCTGCACCGGTCACCACCTGGTCACTTGATAGCTTTGGGCAGCACTTAATTGCATGCAGCTCTTCTGATGGCAAAATATACCAGTGGCAGCTAAGTACGTCAGCAGTATCTCAGGTACTCAGCAATGCCCCTACAGGCAACACAAGTATTATGGTGACCGATGAGCGCTTTGTGTTTGCCCTTGGCTCTGGCGGCAATCCTCAGAAGGTTGCCTGGTCGGATCGTGAGAACAATAACCTTTGGGCGCCTTCTGCAACAAATCAGGCCGGTGATATTGAATTGCAGACTACCGGTGAGATCATGTGTGGCTTGCGCGTTAAAGGCGCTGCTCTTATTTTGACAACACTAGATGCTCATACCGCTATTTATGCTGGCCCTCCATACGTTTATGGCTTTGAGCGCGCAGGATCAAGCTGTGGCGTCATTTCTCGTCAGGGCGCGGTCAGCGCAAATGGATCAGCATATTGGATGGGAAAAGGCGGTTTCTTTGTCTTTAACGGCGCATCAGTGACTGAGATGACGTGCGAGGTGTTAGACAAAATATTTACCGATCTAAACAAGGCGCAAAGCTCTAAAGTCTGCGCCATTCATAATTCAAAATTTGGTGAAGTGTGGTGGTTCTATCCGTCAGGTGACAGTATTGAGAACGACCGCTACGTGGTGTTTGACTACAAAGAGGGCCACTGGAATATAGGGGCGCTCTCTCGCACCACAGGCGTCGATATGGGCGCGTTTGTATCACCGCTATGGTTTGATGCCTCTGGCAACTTATATAACCATGAGAGTGGGTTCTCGCACGATTCTGCACCGTATTTAGAGTCCGGTCCTATCCAGATGGGTGCAGGGGACAACATTGTTAAGGTCAATGAGATTATTCCCGATGAGGGCACCGAAGGCCAGGTCAACTTAACCTTTAAAACACGCTTTTATCCCAATGGGGCTGAGACAAGTCATGGCCCGTATGATTTATCCTCGCCAACAGGCGCAAGGTTTCAGGGACGCCAGGTCAGAATGATCATCAATGGCACAGAGCTTAATAACTGGCGCGCAGGAAAGATGCGTTTGAATGTGATTGAGGGCGGCAGACGTTGAGTACTCTTTTACCCCCTCCTGTTGGTGATGATTGGAGGCTCTGGGGTCGGCGGTTAATTAACAGTATGGCAACTATGCGCTCCCAGCTTGCGTTTTTATTATCAGGTGATTCTGCGGCGACAGAGGGGCTGTTGTTGTGGAGTCGCACTGGTTATCCAGTGGTATCAAAGGCAAGTGAATATCGTCAGGTATTGTTAGGGGGCGGTTGTGGACAATTCTACGCAACAGCCACTCAAACAGCGTCGCAAGCAAATACAGGCTATGCGATCCCATTTAACAGCGCAACAGCGACTGATGGTGTGGCGATTAATGGGTCAGATGCAACCAAAATTGATGTTACCGAGGCTGGAGTGCTCCACGTTAGCATTACTGCACAGGCAACCTCTAGCTCAAGCTACACAGGCCGAGTCTGGATCAATGTTAACGGAACCGATGGATACGCTGTAAAAAAGGCGGTTAATGGGGATGACACTATTACTCATACAGCGCTGGTGACAGTAGCAGCAGGCCATTATTTAAAAGTGGTTTATGCGGTGTCAAACACCGGGCTTACACTTCCCAACACGGCTGCATCCTCACCGATACCAGCCATTCCTGCGGTACAAGTATCCATTATTCGGTGTAAACAATGAATTTGAGTCAAGAGCTTGCGCGCTGCAAACCGTGGATAGAGGCTGCGCTGGAATACTCAGGTGGCACGCATTTGTATGAGGACATTGTCAAAAGCATTGTCAGTGGTCACATGCAATTGTGGCCTGCGGAAAAAGGGTGCGCGGTAACTGAGATTATCGTTTTTCCCCGAAAAAAAGTGCTGCATATTTTCTTGGCAGGCGGTGAGTTAACACAGATTACAGATATGGATGATTCGGCGGCAAATTTTGCTAAGAGTCAGGGTTGTACAGGCATGACACTAGCTGGACGAAAGGGCTGGTCACGCGTTCTAAAAGCAAAAGGGTGGGCAGAGGCGTTCACTACACTAGGAAAGGATATTTAATATGTCAGGTGGAAAAGGCGGTACCCAAACATCACAAGTAGAAATCCCACGATATTTAGAAGATGCGTCAAAGAAAATGTTAAACCGCGCATCGGCTGTTCAAGGTGTGGGGTATATGCCGTACATGGGGCCAGACGTTGCAGCGTTAACTCAGCCACAACAGCAGGCCATGCAGTCTAATATTGATGCAGCGTCCGCGTTTGGCTTAGTTGATCCAGGGCTTGATGCAATGGCAGGAATGCCGCAAGCTCAGGACTTTAACGGCGTCCAAGGGTACTCATCATTTGACATGTATGATCAAGCTGTTGCTGATTTAGCGGCGTCAAGGCCAGGTCAGGTTGCTGCCTATGACAAACTATTTGTTGACCCCGTTACTGGGCTAGGTGGACCTGGCAATCTTTTTAACGGCTACGTCGGCGGTGGTGGCGGTCCCGGCAGTTCCGGCAACAATGGCGGTGCTCCTACGCATTATAACGACATTCCAATTCCAGATTTTGATCCTGGCATACCTGATTACGCAGAAAGCCCTGTTTACACTAATCCTGGTCCTGTTGGTCAGCCTTATACGCCGGTAGATTCCCCGTTTATCCTTCCAGAACCACCAATGCTGGACGCAATGATTCCAGATATGGTGATGGCAAACACCACCGCTCCAAGTATGGGGATGCCAAATAACCCTGTTAATTTTAAAGATGAGCTTCTGTATTCTGATCCTAACATGGGAAACAATATAAACACAGGCACGTTTAAAATAGGCAAAACACCAGCGTCCGGTTTATTAGATTTAAAGAATTTTAACAAGAGGATTAGCTAATGGCAGCAGGCGGCGCTCAAGGAATACAACCAAAACTCACTAACACCCCTGTGTCTGGGCGTCCTACAGCGGAACAGTATCGCAATGGTCAAGTTGATGATATTACGATTGCGCCGGATCAGCCAGGACTAATGCCAGCATCAACAAGTTTTGACAGAGCAGTGACACCAATGCCGGGCATAAGTGACATGGCAGCACCGGTAAATGCTGGCGCACCAGCAACCTTTGGCGATATGGGTGGCGCTGCTGGGACGCCAAACCCACCAGGCTTTGGGTTTCAAGGAAATAGTGTTCATCCGGCAAGTCAAGCTACCCCTGCAAGCGGCGGCAAAGGCGGCGGTATCGGCATACCACCAGGCGGCGGTATACCCGACCCACAAATTCCACCAGTACCACCAGGCGGCATGCCCGACCCACAAGTACAGGCAGGACCACGAGCGCCTAATATTAACCAAACAGCAGCAACAGGTATTAACGATTCTATTGCTGGTGCGCGTCGAGAAATGGACTTTGTGCCAAACGCGGTGCAGGCGGGTGGGTATAATGCTCGGCAATCATTTGGTCAAGGCTACAATGCCACAGGTGCAGCGGCTAATGGCTTTAATGCAGCAGATGTTGGGTCTCAAGGCTTTAATGCTACTGGCGTTAACTCTCAGGGCTACAACAACGCGACAACTGGCTCACAAGGTTACGGCGCGCAGAACGCAGCGGCTGGTGGCTACGGTGGAGCAAACACTGCTGGGTCTACTTATACCGCAGAGCGGACAGGATCATCTCCTGGGGTAAGCGCGCAAAACGTCAGTGCTGGACAGTTATCTAACACTAACTTGTCGCCCTATATGAACCAGTATCAATCAGAGGTCATTGATAATACGTTAGGTGATATGGATCGAGCACGACAGTTACAAATGCAAGATACAGGCGCTAGAGCGTCAGCAAGCGGTGCATTTGGAGGGTCTCGTCACGCATTAGCGGAAGCTGAGAACAACCGTAACTTTTTTGATCAAGCAGGCCAGACGGCGGCATCATTGCGTCAATCGGGTTTCAATCAAGCGCAAGGAATGGCACAACAGGACATTGCAAGTGCAATGCAAGCTAACTTGGCTAATCAGGGCGCTAACTTACAGGCAGGCAGTTTAACGGCTAACCTTGCACAGCAGAGCGCACTGGCAAACCAGAACGCAGGCAATCAAGC